GTCACTACCATATACCATCAATGGGGTAGCTTCAGAAAGTGGAACAGCAAAAGAAGCTTGTACTTCTTCGATTTTTTTAGATTTTTTACTCATTTAATGTAAATATTACACTTATTTTATCATTATTGGCGTGAAAGTGTTAGATATCTCCTCTTTTGGTGCATTTATTATATCATTATAACACTTGAGACCCCAATTTGCTAATAAAAGTGCAGAATAATTATCTTTTCTAGCTTTATTTGCTGATGAGCTTCTTTTTAAATGTTGAGGTAAATCAAAAGATTGAGTGCCTCTAGCTGTAGAAGAATGCTCTATAAGAGTACATTGTTTTTTAGTCTGATAGATAAAGTCATCTTGATTTTCTATGAAATCTAAAGTAGACCAATCTTTCTTTTCTTCTGTTTTCATAAGATCTATAGGTATATTTTGATTAAATTGACTTTCAAAAAAGTTATCATTTCCACATGTTTTACTTGCAAACCATATCTTCTTATAATCGATAGATGCTTGTAAATGCTCATTAGATTTTCTTATAAATGTACTTGTAAATACTTGGTTAAAAGCTATCTTCTTGGCTTCTAGATTATAAGAATTTCTGGCTCTTTTTATTTCTTGATCATAATCTAAACCTTCTAAATCAGAATTAAATTCAAAAGAATTTATTTTAAAATTATTATTTTTAAATAATTCAGATTCATTACAAGCCGAAAGAAATATATCTGCTCCAGCATTATCAAGTATCATAAATACAATATTAAAATTAGTCATTATATAATATAAATATTGTACGTGATTTTTTAAATTTCCAAGTCCAGCATATGTGTGAACAAGAGTACCAGTTTTTGTCTCATCATCAATTTCTATAACCGCCATTGCAAAATAATCCGCATTAGGGCTATCGCTCATATTAGGATCAATTCCTAAAATATATCTTTTACTCGAAAGACCTTTCATAAGAGTATGTGGAGATTGACCATTTGGAATTGTACATTCTTCCATTTTCTTAGCGCTAAAATAACTATCGCTACCATCAATAAATCTAGCGCAATATTCTCTTAGAAAACTACTATGACTTGACCCACCAGCTTGAGCTTCTTCGATAATTGTCTTATCAATCATTTCTTCTGGTAATGCTTCGTAACTCATTTGAGAAACAAAATAAGTCGCTTCATTTTCTTCTTTTGAATATATTTTTTCAGTCCATTCGTTGTATGTTTTATAAAGATTTTCGAAAGTATAACTTGCTGAAGAGAGCGCTATCATTTTACTATTATTAGGAAATACCATTCTGTCTTCTTCTTTCATTGCTCCCTCTTTAATTAGATTATCTTCAATTTCTCGTATTTCCATACGTTCTTTCATATTTTGTGGGGCAACAAGGAAGGGCATAAGAACTGTTTTTACAATGTCTTCAGATAATAAAAGAAACTCGTCAAGTACAAGAACATTGGCACGAAAACCTCGAATTTTTTCACCACTTAATGGAATTGCTACTATACTTCCTCCATTAATTTGCCATTCGTATTGATCGTTTCTTTTACTTTTTGCACCGAAGGCTTGTTTCAACAACTCACCACCTTTACTATCTACAATTTTTTCTAAATTATTAAATATGAATCTTGCTGTTCTAAATGTAGGTCCAGCGATTAAAATTTTTGTATTTGGCTCAAAAATGCATTGAAGAAAACAAAAGACTGATGCCATGAAAGATTTTCCACAGCCTCGACCAAACACGCACATATTAAAATTTCTATTCAATAAACCTTTTAAATGTATTTCTTGATAAGGAGCCAACTTGATGCCACTTATTAATTCTGTAGTAAAACCTAAATTTGCTCGAAGAAATTTAGCTAATGTAATCTTAGCTTCTTTGTCATTGAGTATACCTTTAAGCTGAGATAACTCAAGATTTATATCTGGGTAATTTTTCTTATATTTATCTGGGCAATAAATCATAAAACTTTCATGTCATAAGCTAGTTGAAGATCTATCTTTTTATAGAAGCATTTACTAGCAAAAATTGACTCAATAATCCTTGTCATTTCTTTTCTACCATCAACAAAAAGAAATTGTAGATTATTATAATTTTGTAAAAGTTCGCGAACATTATGGAATATATATTCTGGCGTAGCTTTTATTTTTTTACTTATATGTGGAAGATATTGAAAACTTAAAGCATTACTTAAAGTTTCTTCTACCATTACTATAATATAACAATTATTTTTAAGGGCTTTCTCTATTTCATTTTTAAAACGATCATAGTTTTTAACACTTAATGTACTAATAAAATCGCTTAAACTTTTTCTTTCTATAAAACATCCACAATTATCATTAGAGCAAGCGTAATCACCAAAACTTAATGTCTTTATCTCAAAAGGTATATTAAATTTTAACCAGCTTTGCTCACGAGTATCAACATAGATTGTATCTTTTTGTGATAATTTATTTTTAAAATTATCTCCGATTAAATTAGGATGAATAAATTTATTTTCTAAACCTATACCTGAGCATATATCATAATAATCATTAAATATTTTATTATAGAAAATGATAGATGGAGCCATAATAGTTCTTAATTCAACTTGGGTTGGCGAATATATTAAATTTTTATTCTCTTTTCTTTTGACTAATAACTTCTTGCAATACTCTTGAGCTTTTTCAGTTGGTTGCTCTTTGAGCCATTTTTTCATATTATTCTTATCATTAAAATCACTATTAAAATACTGCTCTTTTGTTTTAAAATTAATTAAATCATTTGTTAAAAGGTCTCTGCGTTCATAATAAGTTTGATAGTATTTTACTTTATTTGATCCGTAACTCTTTAATGCAAGATGAAGACTTTTTTCATCTTTAAACTCTTTACCATCAATTTTACATATAACGCTCATCCATTTAAAATATCTTCTTCTGATATTCCTAATATTTTAGACTTTAGTTCATCCATTGTTCCAAGTCTTTCGATTTCTTTTTTAATTACAGACTTTCTAAGTTCAGCCATTTTAATCAATTTTTGTCTTGATTCTTCTTGTTTCCACATCTCAACAAGATTTAATATACTAGCATTTTCCTTGACTTGTTTGCTAAGTCTTTCGCTTCTTTTAACTTTTAAATCATTAAGGAGTTTTTGTTGGCGATTTACGCAATCATTATATTCTTTTCGCGCGGTATTACTTGCTTCTACAAGTGTCATAGGAATTTTACCATCTTCTTGAATTGCCATATCAATTTGATTCTGTAAAACATTAATCGTTTGTTGAATATTCGAGGAGATAACTACCTCTGTTGAAAGTACAATATATTGATCAACTTCCTCTTGAGTTAAATCGCTTTTATCATGAGTATATCTGACAAAACTGCTCTCGAAAAGATCGCGATCTCTTTCATCGTCATAAAGATTAATTTGATGTCCAAATCTAAAAGTATTCATATATCCAATTAATGAGTTAACTTCTTTCTTCTGTCTTGGCGTAATTTTATCCTTGTCAATTCCATCAAGAATATATTTATTTATTTTAGCAATCATTCTTTCTTCACTTTTTGGTGCGCGATATTCTTCGGTTGAAGCATTTTGATTATTAACATCTAGATATTTAATATTAGATGGAACAGTCTTCATATATTCAAGAACGCTTCTTGTTTCTTGAGAAAGATTAGTTAAACTTTCATTTTTAAATAAAATTTTAGCAATCTCTACACCAGTCATCGTAGAGCAATTATTACTTATATATTCTTTCTGTTCATCACTAAGCTCTATCAGTCCTTTAGCTTGATATTCATGACTTTTCTTTGGTTTTATCTGTCTTGAAGCAAGGAAGTTCTTTACGGCTTTTCTCTCTTTACTTCTGCCATCGAGATCATCTCTATTAAAAGCTAATTTTACAAGTTCAACTAAAGAAGGAGGATTATCTGGGCGATTATTCCATTCTTCTAATAGTTTTAATTGCTGTTCTTGAGTTAATTCTGGTAAATTTTCACTCATATTAAGTAATATCTATATCACCATTGTATAGGTGTTTTTTAACTTTAATCATTATTGCTTTCTTTAAATTTTTAACTTGTTTATATCCTATTTTACGATTCTTTTCGCTTGTTTTATATCCCATTAATTTTGCAGATTCTTCTTCTGACTTATGCTCTATATAATGTAAGGAATAAAATTTCCATTCAATAGGCTTAAGAATTTGATGCATTTTTTTATGAATATTTTCCGCTGCCTTATCAATATCTATCTCATCTTCTACAATATTATGTATTTCTTGTACATGATTTTCATAAGCAACAGGCAATTTTATATCATGTGCAGATTTTTTGCTCTTTTCCCATTTTGCATATAATGGACATTTATTACATTGATTTTTATAGATTGTACATCCGTCATCACTTTCTGCGGCAGCACATTTCAAACACGGTCTTGAGTAATTTCCATAATTATTTCTTATTAAATTTTTAATTTGATTACTAACAATTCTGTTTATCCATGGTGCAAGGGGTTGTTTTTGATCATACATATTCCATTTTTTATAAATATGTATTCTTAATATTTGTGCTACATCACTAAAATCCATCCAAGCTAGTGTTGTAAGATTCCATTTATGTCGTCTTTTATTTATTTCCTGATTTATCTCCGAAATTTTACTTTCGAAACTTGATTTCGAAGACTTCATTAATTATCTCTTACTTTTTCTTAAAGAACCTGCTTCTTTTGCAAAATCTTCTAGTATTTGTTTTTTAGAAGGTTTTTTGCCTTTAATTTTTACTTTATTTCTTTTTACATTTTCTCCTGTTCCCATTAAATCTCTTAATTTTACTCCACGATTTTGGTTTTCAGAAGCTGTCTCAACTTGAATCTTTGATATATTTGGTACATTAGTAATTGTTTCATTGTCATCACCATCATCATCATAGTCTTCATCAATATCTACAGCTGGTGTATATGTTTTTTTAGCTATAGTTGGTTTTTGCAGTTGAACTTTTTGAACTACTGGTTGAGAAACTTGGGTATTCTTTTCAAAAGGATTCCCACAATTAGAACAAAATACTGGTTTTTTTAAACTATATTCTGTAGGCGCGCCACAATCTAAACAATATCTTTTCATTTAATATTATTATATACT